AGACAAAGAGAATGTTAGATTTGAAGAACAAGAAATCATTGCATATAGAAACAATCCATTTGATGATTATGCTTATGGTCTTAGTGACATCCATCCAATTCTTTATTTGGTTGACCTCAAAGATTATGCAGAACGGGACATCGGAGCTGCTCTCAACAAATACGCTACTAGTAGGTTTGATATTAGCGCTGGACTCCCCGATATGCCTTATGGTCCTGATAAAATTAACGAAATCGTGGCAGCATTTAATGCGCTGGAACCCGGCGAAGACATTATACATGGTAATGATATTACAGTCAAAGAGTTACAAGGTACACAACGAGCTTTTGAGTATGGAAAATATACTGACGATTTGCTCAAGAAAATACATGTGGCCCTTAAAGTTCCAATTACAATGTTCGACAAGCCAGAGCAAGCGCGTGCAATTTTTGAGCCATACGTTAAGCACCTACAGTCTGCGGTTGAAGCTGCTATCAATAGTCAGCTAATGCCACAGTTATTAGGTGGTGACGCTAAATTTAAGTTCAGGAATATAAATGTAGATGACGCATTTGTCAAAGCCAAGACTGACATGATATATTTATCTGAGGGTGTACTCGCACCCGGTGAAGTTAGATTGGAAAGAGGATTGAATCCGGAAGGAGTAGCTGAAGTGCAAGATACTGCAAAGAATGCTAATGTTTCTGGAGGTAGAGACCAAGATAAAACAGAAGAGTCCGCAAGGACAGAAAACCGCAGCGCTGGTAATCAGCCGTCTGCAAATCCAACGGGGGATAGAGAAGAATGAGCACAGAGTACGACTATGAGCGTTGTATAATAGAAGTTGGCCCAACTCTAAAGAAAAGAGGAGTTGAGGACCATCAAGAGATTGCGGCTAATATGTGCCGCATGAGGGTAGAACAGGAAACTGACCGTAAGTTTGCTGTGAATGCCGGGGGCGGAGAGGAGAACCAACGCAGTTTTGCTGCAACAATGGAAGACCCTGTCCATACGGATGATAATATAGAGTTTCCAGTAATCGCTATAACGTCAGGCCCCCACGACGAAGATGGCGACCAAAAGGTCTTTATTGAACCATCCGTATTAGAAAAAAGTGTTGAGACTTTCACTGAATTACCAGTTTACTATAATCATCAACGAACCGAGGACGACCTCCTTGGAAAGGCTATCAACCCAGAAATCGTAGAGCTAGAAGATGGTAAAAAGGCAATTAAGATGCTAGCACAACTATATAGAGGTGCAGCTGAAAGTAATGGAGTGTTAGAAAAGATTGAAAACGGAGATATGACGCATGTCTCTATCGATTGGTTTTCTAAAGATGTAGATGTCCTAGGAGAACCGTTTGCAATGGACATTCGTCCTATCGAGGTGAGTTTTATTGATAATGAGACTCGCACACCCGTATGTGACGCATGTACAATAGAAAAGGAATGTGATGATAGTCACCGTGAATTCTCTTGTGGCAGCGACAGTGATTCATGTGCCTGTGACACACACGGGCGAAACAGCGAGGTACAAAACATGGCTGAAGAACAAGTAAAAGAAGTTGTCTCTGATGCAGTTGGAATCACCGAGCGTGAATTCGCTTCGATGAAATCTCAACTAGAAGAGATGAAAGAATCTTATGCTGAGTTAAACACCAAGCACGAAGAGGCAATGGCTCTCGTATCAAAATTCCAAGAAGAAGAGGAAGCAAGAAAAGCAGCAGAAGCTGAAGCTCGTGTTAACTCTTTCGTTAGTAACATCCTAGAAAAGGAAGTTGCTCTTGGTAAGCTCGATGACGATGGGAAGGATGCACGTGCAGAGGAACTCAAAGCATGGGACGATATAAAGCTAGAAGGATTCAGTATCGCTATGGAATCAATGCCAGTTCCACAAGAAGTAGAAAGAACTTATGGAAAAGGTAAATCCCATGATGCTGAAGAAACTCCAGAAGTAGAAGCTGACGAAACCCCACGCATGTTTGCGATGGAAAACGGCAAAATCGTCTTCAAAGGAGAAGAAGAAAACTAAGGTGATTAAATATGGCAATCGTAAAAACAATTTTAGTTAATGATGGTGGAGCACCAGCTCGCATCATGAACTTCGAAGCAGCAGAAGCCATCAACGCAGGAGATGCATTAGAATTTAACAGCAGCGCAAAATTAATCGCAGCTGATACAGATGATGTTCCACCAGCAGGGTTTGCATTAGCAGACGCAGCATCAGGAGATATGGTCTCCATGCTAACCGGCAGTGGAATCATGATTTACGCTAATGTAGACGGAGACTCTGTCGACGTCGCAGTTGGTGACTTGTTGACTATCGGAGAATCTGGAGCATTAGTCAAAGAAGCTTCAGGAGCAGATAAAAACCCTTGTGCAGTAGCACTTGAGGCAAACGCAGGAACAGAAGCCCAAGTAAAGGTCTTGGTGTTCTAAGGAGATAAAATATGGTAGCAGCAGGAACAAACCCCGGTATAGCATCGAGCCAACTAAGCTCAACCGCTAACAGGGTATTAGTAGACTACAAAGACGCAATTCAGGACTACAAAGTCACTGAAATGCCTGTAGTTAATATGTTTGCAGAGCGTTTCACAACCGACACCGGTGGAGACATTGATATTACATTCGCAAAACCTTCAATGGGTCTAGAACAAATTGAAGAGGGTGCAGTACCATCATACCAACACACTGACCTAAGAAACGAACGTGTTTCAGTCAAAGAGTTCGGTATTGCAGTAGGTGTAACCCGCAGAATGCTAGAAGATTCAAGATTCTCTGAAATGGAACTAGCTCTCAACGAAGCACGAAGAGCAGTAGAAAGACACGTTACAAAACACTTTGTATACGCAGTCTTCGGTATCGCAGACACAACTCTCGGTACAACCGCTAAAGCAGCAGGAACTAACGAAACAGCAATCGAGACTTTCGCAACCCACCCTGATGGTGGTTTCTATGGTGCAAGTCCAAGCTCTGGTTCAAGATTATACGAATACGGTGAGTACTCAACTTCAGATTTGAATACATTGGGTTCACACTACTTCGCATCTCAAGATTCTTCAAGCTCTGAGTCATCCACAGGTGGTAACTTAGAACTTGCAGATATAACCAAGGCTATTGAGTTAATGAGCGCAAAGGGAATGACCCCAGATACAATCTTGATTTCCCCAACCCACTACAAGACTCTATTAAACTTGGCTGACTTCTCAGCTCCTTTCGCATCTACTTCATTAACAAGTGGAGCAAAAGGTGGAATTGACTACGTCAATGACGTATCCAATGATGGAATAGTCGGACAAATTTACGGACTAAACGTTATCGTTAACCCGTACGTACCTCAAACAAGAGCTGGAATTTTCGACATGAAGGTTAAACCAGTAGCTTACGTCGAAAGACGTGGACTAACTGTCGAAGAAGCAAACCCCGGATTCGGAATAATGGGTTCATACATGTCTATGAGATATGGATTGAAAGTCATTAGACCAGAAGCTGGCTGTATTGTAATTTCAGATTAGATAGGCTAAGTAACATAAAATCGTGGTTCTGGGCGGCACCACAGTTAAAGTCGCCCACCATATGAGGATAGCATGAAAAAATTCAAACCAACAAAAATCGTCCCAAAAGAAAAACAAACATACGGTATAACAAAAACTACCACAAAAAAGACCCGTATGCTAACATTAGACGACAGGCTACCCTCTAAACAATATATTAAATCAAAACTAGATGATAGAATCCAAGATGTCGTATTTAGTGACGACTGGGATGGTGTAACGGACAAAGCACCTTCTGTCAATTCAGTTTATGATAAAATAAATTCGTTAGGTGCTACATCTGACGTATGGACAAGGGAAGATGCAAGTTCTGATGCTAGAGTAAGAAGTAACAAGACTGGTAATTATGGTTTTGGTAATTCTACTGATTTAGCATTTACTGAAATAACACATAAATTAACATTAGATGGTGATTTAAGAGTAGGAGCTATAGATGGCTCTAATAAAGACATATACCTAGATGACGGTGTACAATTATATAAATATGATGCATCAAGCTCTACTAGTATGCTTACACTTCACTCGTCTAATGGACACAAGTCTCCTATGAATTTTGCTATCGGTAGCTCAAATCCGACAGTTCCTTTAGAGATTAATAAAGCTGAAGGTAGTGCATTAAATCTAAATGACGGAACAGGGCTATTCCAAATTGGAGCCGATGGTGCAGCTAATATAGGTATGAACGCTACAAAGATACAAGCCAGAGATGGTAGTGGTAGTGCTTCAACATTAAACATAAACGCTGCTGGAGGAGATGTAAATCTAAGTAATAGTTCAGGTACTGTTACTGTAGAGAATAATCTAGTTGTAGATGGTAACTTGACAGTTAGTGGTACAGCCACATCTGTTAACACAGAAACAATAACACTAGATGATAATATTATAGTTCTTAATAATAATGAATCAGGTACACCCTCTGCTAACGCAGGTATAGAAGTAGAAAGAGGTACCGCAGCTAACAGGTCTTTAAGATGGAACGAGACAACTGATAAGTGGCAGATACAAACAGGTGATAGTACCTATGCTGATATAGCTACTGGTGGTGGTTCTGTTGAAGGAACTGTTGCATCTGGTGCTAGTGTGTCAGGTACTAACAC